CTACGACCATCGCATCGGCAACGAGCAGGCCAACTCGCAAATGCCCCAAATTATTCCAGTGCGTACCATCGCCGCTGTCATATGCCGCGAGCAAATACCCGGTTGCGGGGTCCGCAAGCGTGTCGTAAACCGGGACAACAACCCCACCGAGTTTTGGCACGATCGTGCGGATAATAGCGTTGTACCCCTGTATTAGTACGTGTATACCCGCCGCCAGCGAGGACGAGCGCGGCGGAACCTCCAGTACGATAAAGGGTCGAGTTGGAGCACCTAATACCGCTTGTGCAATACATGCCCGGAGGCGCGTCTCAAACTCCACAGTTGTGACGAGGTTGCCCGCATCATTAGTTCCGACCTCGATGGACCACGCGTCAATCCCATACCCAGCGGCGGCATCTGTTTTCATGAGCGTCAGGATTACATCAGCCTGCGCCCCCGGTGTGCCGGCTTCGATGTAATTTGATGCGCATACCATCGCCCCAGCAGCGCGTGCGGCGATAGCTGTATAGCTTTGGGAAAAATTGCCGGCTGTCGACCCGTTCGTCAAGCTTGTCCCCGCGAATCCCCAGACACGCCCCGGCTTCACAGCCCCTGACACCGAGGATTGAAAAGCAGGTTGCGTGCTTACATCATCTAAGATAAGTTGAAGAGACTCAATTTGAGGTTCCGTGAAGCTTGGATAGCCGTTTTGATTAAGATCTACACCCATTTTGTACTCCTTTAACCTTTCGGTCCACTGGTTTGATGCCACGTAAGTGCGGCGGCTATTGCTCCGAGCAGGTAGATAAGAGGCTTAGCTACACGGGCAATCTGCTCCAATACCCGTTGCGCTCCTTGAAAGTCTCGAAATACTTCAAGAAGTTCCGAGACTTTCTCTGTAAGCTTCTCAGTCTCTTCTGTATTCTTTTGAAGGTTATCTTCTAGATTAGCTACTTGACTTTGCAACTCTGAGAAGTTGGTCTCTGTAAATGGCGAAGGGGGCATATCAAACTCCACAATAGTGTGAAAGAATGATATGCCCCCTGAGGAGTTGAGTAGATTATGGAAAGACGTTAACGAAGATTTGCCGTACTATGATTAGTTATCAGAGACGCAACTTCTTCTTGTGCCATCTGCGCCGCACGCTGCCTAATGCTATCTTCACCCTTTAAGCTCATGAGAGATGCTACAGCGGATGTGATGATTGCGTCAGGTTGAAGCTCTGCAATCCAGGATGTGAAGGTGGCAGTAGCTGTGTCTGGATCTTGAAAGTAATTAACTGTGATAGTTGAAGCTCCTGCCGTTGATCGCCAGTTAAGTGCAGAACCTGCTGCCCAGATGCAGTCCGTGCGAGGATAACCATCAAGATCAAATAGATCATCAGGATCTACGATCTTCAACTTATTGTCTTGGATGGACTGAAATCCACGGAAGCGTGGAGCTGATGCACCTGATAGGAGAATAGTTCCAGACGTTGCAAGTCCGGGAGTAATTGAGAATGACTGGATATCTCGCCAAAACGTATGTGATCTATGCAAAGATAAAGTCACTCTACGGATGGTAGATCGTGCCTGCGCTTCCAGGTCAGGTCGGTTAGTCCAATCAAGAACCTCTTGAACAAGTTCAGTCAGAGTCATCAGTATTACTCCTCAGGATCAATGTTTAGTGCATTTAAGAACTCATCCATTCCTGGATTCTTCTTAAGTTTTGCAACTAGGTCGCAAATCTCAATGCTCATTGCCTTGATCTTGTTCAAGGTTGCAATCTCTGCGGAACTCAGAGATTTAGGCTCTGCTTGTTCCATCTCTGAGTCCGACATGATTAACGACCTTTCTTATCAGCAATGGTGGCGGCTGCTGCTTTTGCAGTAAGCTCCGCAATCAATGCACGTTGCGTAACATCTTCAGCCTCAGTGGTCTTAACTTCACTATCCGTCATGGGCAGGAAGATCGGAGAGCCGGAATCATTTGCAATTGCAGTCAGCTCTTTCACAAGCTCAGGGTGCTGGTCCGAATCCAGCAGCAGCGTGCCAGTGATAACAACTGCATGACCTGCGGCGGTGATATAGGTCAATTGCTTTTGATGCGTGCAGAATGCGTGGATAGCCATGATTAGTTAGTCCCTTCGTTTTTGACGATTGCAGCAATGCCAGCGATTACTAGCCCGTAGGCTGCTGGATCTGCAAACTTGGTGGTAAAGAGTTGCGATAGGCCTTGGAAGATTAAACCGTAGCCTGCAAACGAGGATGCTTGGGTGAGACGGTTCATGCTTGGGATTCCTTTGAGGGTTCAGGGATGGCAGTAGAAGGCCGATGAATCAGTGAGTTGAGAGCCTTAGCTGCACAGTACGCAGCATGTGCCTCTGACTCAGTGTTAAAGTAGCCCAGATGCTTACGCTTACCGTTAACAGTTAATGAAGTATACCATTTACCGATTCGATTGTGAAAGGATGTTCCACGCCCTAGGCGATTATGGCAATTTTCAGAGACTGTAACATCCCGCAAATTCTTCCACTCGTTGTCAGCCCGTTTGCCATTGAGGTGGTCTATGTGCCCTTTAGGCCCAGTACCAGTCATCATAATCCAAATAATTTTATGGCTAATATACTGTTTACCTTTGTGGTAAAGCTGCGTGTACCCTGGCCCTGTAGCACTTAACTTGAGTTCACCTCCACGGCCGTCAGCATTTAGCCTGCTGCGCCAGTACAATTTACCGCTTTCTGGGTCATACACGTAGGTGTTGTTAAGTTCTTCTTGAGTTGGGTACATTTAAAACTCCTAACTAGGGGCCGAAGCCCCTGAGGTTACTATCAGCCCGCTGCCCCAGTAGTGAAGTTATAAAGCACAGAATTCGCTGCTGGGTTCTTGTGAAGGCAGGTGAGCTCAGTAGTGAGAGTGCCTCCAAAAGCGTCAATACCGTTATCGACCGGAGTGCCATTAGTACCATACTCCTGACGCGAAGTTTGGCGCCCTGCAAGATAGGCAACATTGAAGTTAGCCATATCCAGCGAGATTGCCATACGTGCCCACTGCGAATTACGGCCATAGGCATTCAGCAGAGGATGTTCGATCAGCTTAAACTCTCCACGTGGAGTGGAGAAAGTAGAGAACTTCAGACCCCACGAGTTTTGCTGATCGCTGATCTGGTAAGTGGAGTTCTTTTGGAACACTTGATGGAATGCCCGACGCGCCTGACCACCGCAGAACACTACACGCATGTTGCCGTTCGTGGTATCCGTAACAACGTCCAGCGACGGATCCAGTGCAGCTTCCAGTGCAGTCCAAGTGGTAGGCGTAACAGAGCCACCCAGCGTAACAACGTTACTAGGTGCATTGACGGTGGTCAGATTAAGAACACCATCCATAGTGTGCAGCGGCTGACCATTCAGCGTACCGAGATACTTCTGGCCAAGCAGCAGTGCCTTTTCAATATCAGCGGCGTGGAACGCTGCACACTCCGAGCGCGATTCGCTATCGGTGGTGCCACCAGCAATGACGGCCGTAGCTGCATTAGTACCCGAGACTGCCCACGAATTGCGGAAGATTTGCGTGTAGTTAGTGACACGCGAAGCAGTGATATTGAGTGCCGTCGGACGAGTCGACGATTCCTCGAAGGCATTACCAGACATGACCCATGCATCAGTAGCAGTGGTGGCGGCCGCAGCGACAGTGCCTACGGCACGAGTCACAGTCAGCGTGGTGCCCGAAGGAATGGCACGTACCAGAACTTGCTCGCCTGTGCGATCATTGCGCATCAACATACCGATGACAATGTTAGTAGTGCTGGATACATTCAGCGTAGTAGCGCCAGAAGCATCAATAGCAGTGCTAGTGAAGCTGGGAAACAGCATGGTCTTCGTAAAGAATCCATGCTCAATCTGCATTGCAGTTTCCGATTTAATCATCGAAGTCATTGCAAACAGAGGTGCTTGGCCATTGGGCATCAGCTTAGTGATTGCCGAGGCGAAAGATTTCTTGGCCAGGTCCGTAGGAAGGGCCGAAGTATTGAAAATGCCAGTAGCCATGATGTTGGTTCCTTAGTTAACCAGTATAATCGGAAAAATCGTATTTTGCACTCTCGCGGGCTTGGGCAGCAGTTTGTGCCTTAGTTGCCGGATCGTGCATGTTGATGGCCTGAGCCGCAGAAGTGAAGAAACTTTCAGCGCGCAGTGCAATATCCTGAGGTGACATATTGGGATTTTGCTGTGCGATCTGACCACGAAGAACTTGGAGTAGCGGTTGCACTGCAGGATTGTCAAGAGCCGGATTTGAGATCGGCTGGCTTGCTAGATTACTTTTCTTAACGGCATCGGGAAGGTATTCCTTAACTCGATCACCTTGCTTGCGAAGTGCTGATTCAGTAGTTGCAGCTTGTAGGCGCGTAGCCTGTGCAAAGCTCTCACGGCTAGTATGATTAAGAACTTCCATGAAGGATGCAGCATCCCCTGCCATGGCTTTTTGAACAAGTTCCGGATTCAGGCCACGCGTAAAGTCTACTTGGCGCAGACCTTGCTGAAGTTTATTCTCATCAAGCGTGAGATAAGGAGCAGCGAACGGATCTGCGGATTGAGCCTGCACGGCTGCAGGTGCCCAAATATCTTTGAAGCCATCCATTGGATTAGCTGGGACTGCAGACTGCTCAGGTTGTTGTGGGATGGCGCCAGGATTATTCTGTGCCAGTGGGTCAGCAGGCTTGGAGGCAGGAGCAGGAGCAGGGGCAGCGACAACTTGTTGCGTCGGCCGGAACATGTCAAAAATACTCATGATTCAGAACTTTCTTCAGTGGATTGGAGGAGAGATTGTAGAAGGTCGAACTGACCCTTCATGTAGGCATGTTGCCTTATCGTATCCTGCAAATTCTCTTCATGAAAGGTAAATTGCAGGATAGTCGATGCTTTCTCAGCTAGGAGTTCCTTGAGGAGGAACTGCTGTTCCTTGCTGAGGCATAGGTTGCTGGGCTGGTGCACGCTTGAAGTCCTTAACCCAAGAGGATCCAGTTAACTGGAGATAATGCGCCATCATTCCCATGATATCATATTCTTGGGAGATCATTGGATTAGCCATGGCCATCTGCATGATCCCTTGAAATGCATCAATTCCGATGAGTTTGCTGGTTGGCAGCACGCCATCGGCAACTCTAAATTCAATTGCTGCCGCACGTAATTGTGAGGGATCAATCTCTACAGGTTTATTCACAGACCTATTATAAAGAGTTTGGGGAAGTTGGTATTGCAGTATATTAAGTTTAAGGATTTCCTTTAGAGGTTGGAAAAAACGATGTTCTATGAAGAGGGCCATAGTAGCCATTCGTGAGTCGCTCCGATCCATCACAGTGGAGAACTCAGCCCGTGATTTATTTCCCTTCTGAAACTGTCCCCTAGCAGCCCTGTTTTGTCCATTCACCATATCTGCCATATCTGCAATGTCGCGAGAGAACGCTAGGACACTTGCCACACCTTCATCTCGGTAGGGAATCTGGTAGATCGCATTAGATAGTGGCTGACCATAAGCCTGTGCTTTGATTGGAATGCGCCCTACGGAATCCACGTTGTCAATGTCTGCCTTGTTGATTGCCGACGGATTATACAGCAGTCGATCATAGACCTTTCGTCGTTGTGATTCCATTGCAGAGTTATAGAGTGCAGAAGCTGCCTGCTGCATAGGAACTGCATTATCTGCAAAAGACTTGGTTTGCCAGCCCAGTCCATCCTCGATCAACTGCGCAGTGATGATAGGCAGGAAATTGTGTGCATTAGACTGTTGCTTGCAGAGGATCAGGATTGAACGGTTTACAATTACAAGCTTATAGATTCGCGGAGTCCCTCCCGGACCTAGATTGAATTCTTTTGGAACGAGTCGAGCATACAGGGTAGTGACTTCATACATTCCCTTATATGCAATTTGATTTTTCTGCTCTAGGCCCAGGTAAGCTAGCCAAGAAGTTGCATCAAAGCCTTGTGCAAGGATGGACTTAGCATTAACTTCTGGGACATAGAAAGCATCCGTTCCAGTAGTTCCCATGGCAAATGATGGAGTACCCGATTCATATGCTTTGGTAGCATTCATGGTGAATGCAGAATTGGCAGAGAAGAAGGTCTGAAGCTGTGTGCGATTCCACATCTCTGTGTAACCTGCATATTCTCCATGAATGTGATTGACCGAGGGAGCTACTCGACGATCTACGATTAGATTGTATGGATCTAAGCGTTTGATTCGATTACCTTCATAGTAAGTGTCAACTGCCACTCCACGAGAAACATCTTCATAAGGTTGTGAAGAGATGGCTGGTACGATCATTCGATCCCAATCAACCTCAACTGCAGTGATGTTATGCTTCAGGCCGTCACGGATAGCCATCAGCAGTTCTGGGACATAGCCAAATCGGATGCCCTGATCTCCAATGAGCGTTTCCATTTGAAGGGCAATCTCATCAAGTTCAGGCTTGGAGACCACCGGAAAGATTGGATAAGATGATAGGAATAGATCTGAGAGGTAGGAGAGTGCAGCATCCACCTGTGGCATGACCACCGGGATGGTGATATTTCGCAGGGCGTTGGCATTACCATTAGCGTTCGCAGCAGCGGCCCGCGCATTGGTGGCCGTTCGATCCTGCTCACGGTAATATGCCAGATCTTGTTCTAGATACTGTGCACGCAAGTTGAAGTTATTGGATAGAGTGGCCAGTGCCACATTTGTAAATCGCACGATAGCCTCCTGAGACTTGCTCGTAGGAATCGTAGAGTTTTGATTCAGAGGATTGGTAGCCATTGATTGAATTCCTTGGTTGGTTGATTAAGCAATTAGCCTGCGGCACTAGAATGCATATCTCAGATTAGCTGCCAGTCTCCTAGCCCAGCCACGTCCGTAGGTATCAAAACTTTTCAGGGAAGTCATGAACTCTAAGCGTGTGGCAAGGTATAGGATCAGAACATCTGTGAGTTGTAGTTGGCTCAGCCTATTGGCAGACACTGGTCCCCAGTGTCCATCATCGGCTACGCCTATAGCTTGTTGCAGCTTTCTTACGGCTGTTTGAATTCCAGAGTTCACGGCAAAGTCAAACACCTGAAATTTGAGTGTCGGATGAATGGTTCCAAGGGGTGCCCAGAAATCTCGATAGTAAATATCCTTTGCCACTTCCAGTGTGAGATTTTTAATGTCTATGTCAGGATAGGATCTCTTGGAGATTCCAAATTTAGTCTCCCCTCCAGGATCCCTTGGATCATTTACATATCCACCCTCACTTGAAATGAGCCGATTGAATGCTGAGGTAAAGTCCATTTATGTTAACCTTCTAGAAGGCCAAAGCTAGATTATGAGAACCGGAAGCTTCTGTTGAGTCCTCGGAATAAAGCAGATCACATTGCATGGCTAGTCCAAACTCATTCAATGCTGGATATGCATAGGCTATCACATCTAATATGTCATCCTTGTTGTTTGTCTTAGATGGATCGAACTGAACAATTTGATTGATCACCAGATTTCTCACGTCCTGACCAAGAGTTATTTTCCTTGCTTGCAAATCCTTCAGACCTGCAATTATTCGAGAGGTTTTAGATCCTCGCGGATAGATCTCATAAACATTTAATCCTTGGATTCCCTGATCTAATAGAACCTGCTGGATCCAAAAGACTAGGGAAGCTTGATAGGCTACAGATTCTACGAGAATTGCCCGCAAGCTGTGCTTCAGAGCCAATCGAATTGCATTCTTGGCAGTCTCCAATGGATTGAATTTTCCGACAAGGATCTCAGGGAAGTGCGGTGTTTGATCGAAGTATAGACATACTCCAAGGACCAAGTCATCACTGCGCTTCTTTCCCATTGATGGATCAATGATAATGCAGCCAGCTTCTGGGAATTCCCCAGGTAGTTCAGTTGGCTGAATGAGGGATATGTCCACACCTGCACGTGATCCAGCTTCTTCATCGTTCATTACCTCAGCATAGAAGATTTCCGGGCAACCCATTGCAATATCTGACTCCAGTTCTGCTAGGAGTTCTTCCTTACTTTTCAGTTCCGGCCAAATGGATTCGCCATCCTCTAGGATGGCACCAGTAATAAAGGACACCCACAGAGGATTTCTTTTAAGCAGTTTTAGGAGTGAGCCATCGCATGGATACATATTTCCTACGAAGATCCGAAGGGATACCTGCGGAGATACGAACTTCAGTAGAGTTCCTACGAACCAGTCACGTAGGTTGCGAGCCTCCGTGGGAGACTGTGCCTCTTCCCGTGCTTGCATGTCGTCACAGATAAGGACATCTGGACGAATGTATTTAATGTTAAGTCCACGGACTGATGTATTCTTGCCTACTGCCAGTAGGATTACTGATCGTCCACAGAGGGAGAATTTCTTGAGTTGCTGAGTGTCCTTTTCAGTGGTGTTTCTGTAATCTCCGAAGAGTTTACGGATATTATCTGAAGCTAGAACATCACATACGTCAGCAATGAAGTTCATTGCCAGCGGCTCAGTATTGCAACAGGCCACAATGAACTGACGTTTAGTAAATAGGATAGTGCGAACTGCAAAGAGTTTCAGGAGTACAGTCTTTGCAAAGCCGCGAGGGATTCCGAAGGCCAGATTATCCACTCCGGCCTCCTTCTCAGTGCTTTCGCAAAGAATTTGCCAGACAGCATGGTGCAATGGAGAGAAGGAGAAGCGATAGACTTCCGGTAAGCACACCTGTGCG